TTGCATTTCTTTAATTTTTTCACCAAGCATTAAATCTTGGAAAGAGCCAGCTCTGGCTTGCTGATAACCTTGCTGGCCTGCCTGCAAAGCCCCACCAAGTGCTTGACCCATGCTGATTGGCACGGCACTTCGGCCACTTGCCTGCAATAGTGCAGCCGCTGCCGACATGACAGCATTGCGACCCAAGAGCTTGCGCTGGTCTTCTGACAGTAATGCATCAAGCCCCGTTGGAGTTGCACCAAGACTGCCGCCAAACATATTGCCTAAACTGCTGAAGTCAAATTCATTTGCCATATTGCCACCTTAATCCAATAAACCTCTGAGGCGTGTGCCGACCACATCGCCTCTGCTCATCATGTTAGTTGATCCAGTATCTGGTGCAAGCAAAGATGCAGCCCTCATGGCCCGTCTTTCTTGACCAGGCTTGATGGCCAGTTCTGCCACCGGTGTTCCAGCCCTATCCATGGCCACCGCAACATTGTCAAAGCCCTTGGCCTGATCATGCGCATAGCCAAACAGTGCCATGCCCACATCTTTCTCAGACCCTTGGTCAATGATCCTGACCTTTGCTGGGTCACTGGTGATCACAATGCCCCTGCTTGTCTGAGCCACTGTCAACCCATCAGGGATGCGAGACGGCATCGGTGATCCAGGCGTGATCAGGATGGTGTCACGCTTGCTTGATGGATCAAGCAAAGCCATCAGCTGCGCGTCAGCGTAGCGTTGTGGCTCTGGGGTTGGGTTGTTGCGCATATTAGATGCCTAATAGCGACAAAGCCGCACCAAGTCCAGCGCCACCGGCAGCTGTCAATCCAGTTGCTGAAGCAATTGCCGGAATGCCAGCCAATTGAGAGCCAGCCAATGCACCGCCTAATAGGCCAGCACCGACATTCTGGCTGTATGGAGTTGTCGCCACTTGGCCAAGATTGGCCGGCTGCGCACCCAGTGATGACTGGACCACACCCAAACGCTGCAAGCCAATGTTGCGAATGGCATCCATTTGTTGCTGGTCCAAAGCCTGACGCGCACCGCCAGCGCCCATGACGGCTTGAGCGCCACCAAGACGCAATGCTTGTTGCTGTGCAGCCAAATTGCCTAGCTGGCTTGCACCGCCTAATCGCAATTGCGCACCTTGCAAGCCTGCTTGCTGATTGGCAAGGTCTGCTGCTTGTTGGCGTGCAATGTCAGCCTGCTGCATTTGCATTGCCTGGTTAAATGCTGATTCGTTCAAAGATGTGCCAAGTGTGGCAGCCTGCTTGGCAAACCCTTGGTTTGTCAAAGCCTCGGCCACACCTTGGCGTGATCCACCAAATGCACGGGCAGCGTTTGCGCGCTCACCAGTCTGCTGGATGGCAGCGCGTCTTGCAGATTCCAAATCAGACAATGCGTTCTCACGCACCATGCTTGTGTATGGATTCATGTAAGAGCCAATAGTGCCTGGTCCTTGACCAAGACCTAGATTTGTCTGCTGTGCTGTAAGTTGTGCAGGCTGATAGACACCGCCATAAGCCGCCATTTGGGCTGCCAAGTCTGTGCCAGTAATGCCTGGGCCAGCAAGGCCGGTGTTGACCAGAGCCTCCTCGCCTGCCTGATACATTGGGTTATAGCCAGCAAACTGCTGGACCGGCAAAGCGCCAGCGACCCCTTGGGCCTGCTGAAAGTTGGCCAAGAATGCTTCTTTGATCTGTGGATCAATGGAGCTTGTCGATGTAGTTGTTCCACCTTTAGACATATTGCCACCTTATCCGAGTAAAGATTTCATTTTCTTGGCAGGCACTTTGCCTTCATTGATCATGTCCAGAAGTCCACGGCCATACTTATTGACTGAAGACTTCTTGATCACATACTCACCACGATCTAGGTATCCAGCGCCATCATCTGGACCAGGAGGGTTCATGCCAAACAATCCATCGACCATGCCGCCTTGGTTATAAGTGCCACTGACACTTTCGCCAACGCCTCCATCTGTGGCATTACCATCGCCACCGCTTTGAATAATGGTATTCCCAGCGGCCAATTTTGCCGCATCGGCCTTGGCCAAGTTAGCAGCCGCAATCTGGTCATACAGACCAGGGTTATAGCCACCCATTGCTTGGCCTGCGACCACGCCAGCGTATGGGTTGCCCATGGGTTGCATTTGGCCTCTGATCAGACTGTAAGGGGATGCACCACCAGCCATGACAGCTGGGTTGTATTGCGCGCCTGGTGCAATGGATTGGTAGTTTTGAAAGTTCTGCGCAAAGCCTTGGGTCGCATTGGCAAATGGCAATGTGCCTGCACTGGTCTGAAAGCCAGTGGCCTTTGAGGCTTGTTCCGCTGCCAACTTTGCTTGACTGGCCAGATAGTCCTGATAAGCCTTTTGGTTGGCAGCAATCTGCTGTGCATTTTTAAGTTCATTCAAGCGCTGCTGCTCGGCCCAATTGGTCGTGTTGGTCTGCTGCTGCTTGGTCCAATCAATAGCATTTTGCTTTTGCTGCTGCGCCCATTGTGCTTCACGTTTGGCCAGCTCATCCATGGCCGCTTTGTCATAGGCAATTTCAGTGGCCGTTGTGGGCGTTGCCGCTTCCATACGGGATTGAATGATCGCAGGCGTTGACTGAGTGGCACGGGCCACATCAGCAGCGCTGATCTGATACTGATTCATCAGGCTTTCAAACTGGGCATCGCTCAAGCCTTGAGCCTCGCCCTGTTTGATTGCGTCAACAATGTTCTTGTCAAACTGCTGTTGGCTGATGCCGTTAGCCAATGACCATGCTAGTGCCGGTGAAGTTGCCATTATTTTTCCCCTAAAGTTCCTTTGCCAGTACAGACCACTGTGGACTGTAACCTTCGTCTTTCAAAAATGTCTTTGCCCAGCCTCTTCGGCCTGCCAAAGTCACCCTGGTGCAGCCAATAGACTTGCCCCAGGATTCGATCAATGGTCGCATCCGTGAGAGTTCGTCTAGGTCGCCACCAGCCAAGAAGTAGTGCAAATTCTTTAGCCTGGGATAGACAACGATCTCTGTCAATACCACCGAGTCCTTGGCCGGCCACAGCTGCAATCTGTGATCCTCGACCATCTCAGCGACATCGTCAAAATTGTGTGTGCCTCCACTGTATTCTAAAGCAGCCTCCACATGGTGGCGCAGCCTATCCAAATGTTCTTGGTCACTCATCGCTTGCCAGCTGGGATGGCCTCAAGCCTCATCACCCCAATGCGCCAGTCGGCCAAAGTGTTGCCAGTCACCTTCACATTAACTTGACGGCCAGAGAACCGGACAGAAGTCGGATTGGCTGCTGTATATGGTCCAAATGTGGATTGTGTGCCTGTGGGATAGTTTCTAGTTTTAAATGAAACCACCGCCTCACCCAGTGTTTGTTCGTCTGGAATGACCTGGCGCACAGACATGATGTTGTCGCCATTGCCCAATTGGACTGGGCCAGACTCGGCATAAAGACTTGAGCCATCGTAGTTGTAGCCCACCTCATGCTCATAGATGTAACCATCACTTGAGACCATCAGAGGGTATGTGTAGACACCAGAGTCAACCCCAGCGTTTCTAGCCAGTGTGCCAATGTTCCAGTGGTTTTCGCGGTAGTTGAAAGTGACGTAGCTGTCGTTTTCATTACTGGCCGCGCTTGGGTAATACCACCAAATCTCACCATACTTGCTGACATGGACCGCATAAATCTTGGATGCCTGGGCAAAGTTGATATTTGCAAAGATGTAGTCAGACACATCGCTTGGCAGTGGCTTGACATAGCCGTCATAAATCCAGAAGCCAGAATTGCTCATCCAAATGGCTGCCGTATCAATGGCCGCCACAGACTGGGCTGAAATAAGGCCGCAGCCAGAGCCAGCCTTCTCAAAGCCATAAACAAATGGAGCGCCAACATACTGCGCTGTGTGGACATCCACATCTGTAAACAATAGATTGACACCCTTGACTCGCTTGCCAGCAATGAGTGAGCCAGGGGTGGCTAAGTCATAGTCGCCTGCAAGGTTGTCGCCTGCCGGTGTCCACTGGGTATTGTTCTCTTGGTCGCACCACTGTACTTTTCTTGGGTTTCCACCAGCACCAAGGGCAAAGATAATGCGCTCTTGGGTGACTAAAACCGCCTTGTTTCCAGTGGGCGCATTGGCAATTGCCGCTGCCTTGGTAGGCGTTGCAAATCCCAATTGCCACTCATAAATCTTGCCATCGGTGCTAGAGCAAGCCACCAAATACTCGCCCCATGTATCGAGTGACCAGGTGGTGGCTGCAATGGGAGTGCCGGTGTCAGGTCGTGCCACGCCATAGGCAAAACTTCCATAGGCGTTGTAGCCGTAGCCTGTAAGCACTGTGGAGCTTGCATATCCTGTGGTGAACCCAGTTGGCGTGATGTCTTTCAACGTGCCAAGCGCGTTCATCACATACAGTTTTGTATGCGTACCAGCTGCGATCCATCGGTCTGCACCATTGTCGCGCCAAGTGATGATGCCTCGGCATGAGCCTGACATCTGTGAGCTTGACCTGGTGCGCCATCCATTGATGGGGCGCAGTGTCCCCTCATACCAGCGAACTAGGTTTGCGTCATACCAGCGGCCTGCTGCCTGGTACTCAGTACCATTTCGGAAAACACCTGGGGGTAATTTAAGTGGTATGTACATGGCAGTATTAGGTAATGTTTGAGACAAATGTCATTGTCGCAATAAGTGATGCCGTTGAGGGGTAATTTCCGGCTGCCGGATAAGCCTGAATAGACACCTGAGTGCTGTCAGTCTCCCACCAAAGCTCCACATAATTGGTTGCGTTTAAGCTCAAAAAGTAATTCCAGCCGACCAGGGCATGGCCATTGACTGAGCCGTGCTTGCTTGGCACTGCAAAGAATCCAGTTGAGCCAGTGACCACAGTACCATTGATCTTGAGCCAGACCCTTACATCATGGGCCTGAGAGTCTGGATTTTCAAACTGGCCAGACCACTGCAAATTCCAAATGCCAGCGTCAGCCACTGTGATCCGTGAATTGCTCACCACACTCACGCCATTGGCGTAATCGGTCGTATTCAGTGTCATGGCATAGGCCGTGTTGGCCGCTGCTGCCGTCTGGTCCACAGTGCTTTGAAAAGCACCAAGTGGCGCATTCATAAACCGGCCACCTCTTGGTCCAAATAAAGACCCCAAGACAGTCGTCAGCTTTCTGAAGTAAACATTCAGAGAGCTGTTGTTTTCGTTGAAATGCCTTCGCTCATAGACCTCGGTCGGATAACCAAGGGCTGGTGGTGGTGGATTTTCAAGTTGTTGTGTTTGGCTGGCCATGGCTCAATTTTGCCACCTTATGCCATGTCTAAACCAGCGGCCTTGACTTCTGCGACCCGTCTTGCCCATCCCTTGCCGAATGTGTCCCAAGTGGGCAGATCGTGCAAAAAAGACAAGCGCCTGTCGTTGTAGGCACTGACCAGCTCATTGGCATCCATACTGGCCACGGCCTGCAAGGTCTTGGGGCCAATGCCGCCATCAGGATCGACACCCACAGCTGCTTGCAGCCACTTGGCAGCCCTGCCTGGGCCAGAGTTAATGGCAGCGTCAAAGACACAATAATCGACACCGGCAGGCAGATCATCGCCCTTGACCTTGTCCCAATATTTGGCTTTGTACATGGGGCCGACAATCTCTGGAGTGAGACCCCGCATGGTCTTCTCATCGACCTCATGGCCCACCCACTCTTCCCAGACCCGTTTGGTCACGCCAAGGTTGGTCATGCCACCAGGATCGGCTGGGTGGTTGACATAGCCACCTTCATGGTGCAAAACTGCTTTCAAGCAAGATTCAAAGTTCTCTTTCATTTCTTCACCCTGTCAGCAATTTTTTCCATTGTTCGGCCACCAAAGTAAAAACTCATAACCAACATCCCCCACTGGCCCAGTAATTCGACATAAGCCCCACGGGTTTCAAGATCAAAGATCGAGGCAATGGCAAAGCCAGAATAGGCCACCAAAAGGAATACAAGGGTCATAGGGCGTATATTTTTAGACAGCCAAGAGTCACTGGCCATATCAGCTTCAGCGCGTCTGGTGACGTTTTCTTGCTCCACCTCAAAGAGCTTGGTCTCGTTGGCTAGTTTTGCCAGCTCACCATCTTGGACCATCTTGGCCAGTTCAAACTGGGCCTTTGCTTTGGCCTCTGGGTCTGGAATGAGTTTGTCGATGAGCTTGCCACCAACTTGTAAGAGCGCGTCTAGTCCTAGCATTTGTTGTCCTTTGATTTGTCGTTACGTTTTTTGGTCATACATAAATGTCCAGTTTGCGGTTTTGAAATATCTCCATGCGCAGGCGCTCTTGCACTACTTTTTTTGTATAAATCTCAAACGCTATGTCTTGCAGTTCTGTTTGCTTTTGCTTGGCCAACTCATTTGCCTTATTCATCTCATGTTGCTTTTCTAGCTTTGCTTGAGCCAAGTCATGCCTGTCTGGATAACCAGAGGGCTGCACAGTTGGAAATAGCTTGATTGTGTCAATCACGATGAATAAAAATCCAATAGATATAGTTCAAAGGTACTGCTAACCAAAGCAATATTTCCAATGTATCAATTACTTCTTTTCCCTCTCAAGTGCATCTTTGTACCCATGAATGACTTTAGTTCTGAGTTCTGCTGAATCTGCTGTGCCAGCCCACTCAGATAGGTTGTTCCAAATGACTGTTAAATCTTGACTTCTGCAAAACTTTACATTGTTTGTCAGCCACATAGACATCTGCTGATGGCGCTCTGAGGGATTGTGAATTGTCCATGCAATTGACCAAAACTCGCGCACCTGACAGCCATTCTTGGCTGTAGCGCCTACTAGCCCCAATAACAGTAACAGAATGAGCCAGCGCATTCATTTTCAATCTTCTGACATATCACTGGCTGCCAAGTTGATGCGGGTCTTTAAGGCCGGAATGTCCTCTGGCTTGTCTTTAAACCCAATCGCAATGTAGCCGGCAAACTTGCCAGGGTCCGGTGGGATTGAGCCTCGGCACATGAATTTGACACCCTGCTTGATACCCCACTCCCCAACTTTGCTTGATGGGTTGAATTCCTCGCACAGCACCTCGTTGTTCAGCATGGCCACCATGGCAGCATTCCGGTCAGCGCTTGCATTGAATAGGCTTGTGACAGTCCCCTCAATGGCTTTTTCTCTTGTGCCATCGGCATTGAGCGCCAGCACAGTGGTGCGGCTGTTTGTGGCCAAGTTGGCTTTGTGGATCAATAAAACAATGCCATCCACATCTTTCATCAGACTTCTGGCCGGCATGATCAATTGCTCTTGCTTGGCCAATTGGGGCATCTTGTCTTGAGCTGTGATGGCGTGCAAGATGACTTGCCTTGAGTCCCAAGCAAAGTAACCGGCAAAGGCCAAAAACGACAGCAAGATCACTGTAAAGAGCTTGAACGGGTTATCGACCCACTCGATCAGGCCAATGACCTTGCCCAAGGTTGAATCGTCTTTTTTAGATTCTGGCTTTGGTGCAGCAGCTGGCGCGGCCAGAGTCACATTGACTTGACTGGCCGGTTGAGGCTTTGGCCTTGACCTCTTAACTGGCGCGACCTTGGCTGGCGCTTTGGTTGTTTTCTTTGCAGTCACCATAACATCGCCCAAAAAATAATGAATGTACCCCAGACGACAAATGCCGTGATGCAGGCCGCAGCAATGAGTGCCACGGCCCAATCTTTCACTTTAGGCTCGTAAAGATGATTCCGGCCATGCTGGTGAGCATGATGCCAGAGACACCAAGCATGATGTTTTCAAGACGTTTAATCCTGGCACACAGCATCTCATAGCGCAGTGTGCAGACATCAACATGGGCATTGAGTTGTGCTTGTGTCGGGTCCATCATGGCTCACGGGTAATGACTGGTGAAACCACAGCAATCAATGCTTCTACAGTTGTAGCCGCAGTAATAGCCGCTTCTTTGGCATTGCACTCAGCCACAAGTTTGATTCGTTCAGCCGCAATGTCAGCGGGAATGTCGATATTGCGTTCTGCCTTGCGAATGACCATCCAATCAGTAGATGCCAGTAGGCTGTTAGCGTTAGCCTTGTTCTGAGCAATCCATTGTGACTTCAAGCCCTTAGTCGTTACTGGCTCAGTAGCACCCTCTGGTGTCTCAGTCACATCTTCCAAAGCCTTTGGAGTGTTTGTGTAGGTGCGAGTGACCACATTGCCATTGACTTGGTAGCTGTCAAAAGTCACCCAGTAAAAGCGTTGGTCTTTTTGCTCACCTTCAACCACTTCTAAAGCACCTTGCTCAATAGCAAATGCGTGATTAGGGTTTGATGTGTTTGGAAAAAGAATTGATAGTTCACCAACTTGGGTGACTGCATTATTGTTTACAAGTGCGTACATGATTAGTCCTTATCAACGGGCAAGGGAATACTTAAAGGGGTTTTCGGCAAAACAAGCGTAAATGTATGGCTGTCCACTTCCATTTATTCCACCATCACCTTCTCTTAATTTGAAACCATTTGATACAAAGTCAACATATCCATAAGTTGAAGATTCTGCGGCAGAATCATTTGCGTATAGCCTGCCCTTAACAACATTTATAGTGCCTCTAGCGGAATCTAAAATCCACCAATCGTATGCGCTTGTTGTGCGTTTGATTAAGACATATCTAGGCAAAAATCCTGTATATACAAATGTTCCATCAGTAGAAGAACCATTGCCTGTGTAAGAGCCAAACGCAGAGTAACCCGCTATTGGTGCAAAACAATATGTCACATAAGTTCTAGTATTAACATTAGTGTAATCCGCAGTTGAAAATACTGTTGAAGTTGGAGATGTGTTATTCCACCAAAGGTTTGTGGTTGTTGCCGCATCTGTTTTATTAAGCATCATGGCTTGCGTATTACCAAGTGATATGTGATAAACAGGCCAGTTATCTACAGCATTTCTTGCTTTTATAATAATCATGCTTGGTGCAACACCAAGACCATGACCAACTGTAGCACCAGCAGTTCCATTACCAGTCCAAGTAACAATAGAAAACCCACTCGTAGTGTTTGCGCTTACTGTTGAAGTGATAGAGCCTGATGTGTTGGTTGAGCCAGAGCCGTTGGCTTTCCAGTTCCATGCTACATAAGAAGTTGTGTTTAAGTTAGTTCCAGAATAAGTGGAGTCATCGCCCAACGAAAAACCATCAGAATTAAAAGCAGTAAGTGTTCCCGCACGATTGCCTGCGGCATCCGTTGCATTGCTACTTAACACATTATTAACACCACGAGTAACATCAAATAAGTTGTGATAATAAGCACCTGCCCTCCACTTTATCCAAACAAAGTCAGGTTGAAATCCAACACCAGTTATGTTTTGAGGTGTTTGATTTGCGCCATTGTATGTAACAACATTAAAGAACTTACCCGCTTGCGTAGCCGTAGTCGCCCCAATCGTAGGCGTTGGCAAGTTCTGTGTGCAAAGTGCTTTGAAGCCACTTGGGGCTGTGTAGGCAAATGGGCGTTGACCGAAGTTGATGTCCCCAGCAAAAGCGGGAGAAGCATTTGTGCCGTAGGTTGAGAAGTAAATAGCGGTTGTTGGCGTGAATGAAATTGCGCCTTGTGATGTTCCATTTTTGTAAAAAGTTACTTGGTTGTTTGTTGCGTCAACAGCTATTCCAATCACATCCCCTGCGGCATAAGATGAGCCGTATGCAGTAGCCGTGTTATCAATTAACTTGTTTCCGTTTGTTCTATACAAAACGCCAAAAGTTCTTGAGCTATCAGATTGAGTGTAAGCAATACCTACGCCATCTTGAATGGCTGAAACATAACTAATTGTGATTTCAGAATAC